ATGATCATCATTGTATTCAAAGTATGCACTCATAAAAGGCATATTTGATTTGTCAATCTTTTTAGGATTGTACATCTCACGTGGTTTAACCACATGGCAAAGTTCTACATCATCAAATGGAGCATTCTTATAAATGTTTTGAATACTTCTACTTAAATTATCAAAACCAAATTTTTCTACGGCAGCCTTTGCACTAATTTTAAATCTTCTGTAAATGCAATTAACCATTCCTTTTGCATCTTCAGAAATATAAATTTCTTTTATATGTCTGGAGCTAAACCGAATAATGTCATCGGTATCTTCTTCAATGTAAAGACAAGCAGTTCCAAAACAAACTAAGTCATGATAAGCTTCAAAAATCTCTTGTTGGAAATTGGATCTAGCAAAAGCCAGATACATTTTATCCGTACTATCTTCTAACCATTCTTTTGCAGTATCATCTTCATTAACTGAAGCTTCTTTAAATCTTAAGTCAAACCAGCGATTTGCGGAGCTAGTTAACATTCCATGTAAGGAACTTGATAATAATTCTAAAGAATGAATAGCTGAACTATCAAAAACTTGAACATTTCTTTTATCGCCTTTTGATCTTTGGGTATTAACGTCTGATTTTCTTGTTAAGAAATATTCTGATACTTCTTGCCAATGCTCATTCCAGTAGGCTCTTTTCTCAATCAATTGAGATAAATTTGATTTAAGCTCTTTTGCAAGCTTTTTATTTTCCGCTTGTTCCATTAATTATCCTAATAAACTTTTACGACCTAAAGTTAATTCTTGGTCATAACCTTGAGCTGATGTTAAGATGGTGGCTCTGCGTCCACGACCTCTTCTTATTTTACCTTGATCCATTTCAGCAACCGTTGGACCAGTCGGAGCAGCTTGTACCGCTTCCTTCTGGACACGAGGTGCAACAGGTCTAGGTTTTGGTTTAAATATTTTAGCTGGTGAAAATCCACCCATTTATCCTCCTAGTAAACTTTTTTGATATGTTTCGGCTTCAGTTGTTAAGCCTTTACCGCCAGTTAAGATGGTACTTCTTCTGCCTCTACGTTTTCTTTCGCTTTCTTCTAAAGCTTCACGTTCTGCTTTCTTTCGATCTGCATCATCATAATTAGGTACATCCTTAATTTCTGGTTGCACTAGCGCTGGAGGCGAAGGCATTTTTGGCATCAGGAACGACATTTTGTTTTCCTCATATTATTTTATACTCACTTATTGCTGTTCGTTGGCGATTTGCACTTTGATATTTACGTTCTTCAAATCCTGTCGCTAAAATTCTCATGCTATCGCAAAAATGAGAACTCCAGTCATGAACAGGTTTGGTTTTAAAAACTCTGTCTTTTTCTATGTATTTTCGATGATAATGTCTTAACGCATCAATTAACGGTTTACATTTATCAGTATCTATTTTACATCTCGGCAAAATCATTTTGACACAATGAATACCATCGTCCAATAATGTTTTTGGTGATACACGAAATTTAATTCCATGTTGAAAAGCAACTTCTCTTCTAGTTTTACCTGAAGAATATTCACTGACTTCAATGTCATGCGGAGCTAAATGATAACCATACGAATACGGTTTTTCTTTTAGGATCTCAGCATAATAAGGAAATGGTTGATTATGATCAGAAAAGCAATCAATAATATTTATTTGACTTCCAATATCTTGAAAGAAAATAATTGCCGTATCATCATTGTAACCAATATCCCAGGCGGTATGAACTTCATGAGAAGGATCAAAAGGAATAGACGTTAATCGTTTATTATCTTCTAAATCTACAATCTCATCTGAATAAATACTTCCAGGTATATTTCCTACCCAAGAGCATTCAAACTCTTGATTATATTTTGCCTCACCCATTAAGGATAAGGCATGGTCTAGCTCTTCCTGGTCCACGATTTTTGTGTCGCTAACTTTAGCAGTATAGAGTAACCAATTCTTGTCGCCTTGAGCTTTTAAATAGTATTCGTAGAAAATGTTGTTCATACCTTGCGGTGTACCTACGAGATACATAAAGCCTTTACGATCTGAAAGAGAAGGTGTTAAAATCTCTTCGATCAGCGATGCAGAAATTTGACTTGTTTCATCAATGACAACACCGTCAAAGTACAAACCTCTAAGGTTCTCAAAGTTCTCCGCACCCAGTAAAGTAATACGACTTCCATTTGGAAGATCGCATCGTAATTCTGTTTCATTAAATTTTACGCCAGGAATTTTCCCAGCATAAAATTTTAAAAAATCCCAAGCAATGCTCTTAGCCTGTTTATAAGTTGGTGCTAAATATGCGTATCTTGGTTGATGATTCTTATTTAATAAAGCTTCTCGAATAATGTGATTTAAACACATTGTCGTTTTGCCAAACCTTCTATGACAAAGCAGTAATGCGTATCTATAATTCAATAAATTCTGGTGCAGAAAGTTTTGCTGCACTCTTGGTTTATAAGGAATTGTTATTTTCATTAATTCTATTTTTTGCTATTTCAAAATAGTTTTTATCAAACTCAATACCTATAAAATTTCTATTTAGCTTTTTACAAGCAACACCAGTAGAGCCTGATCCCATAGTAAAATCTAAAACCGTATCGTTTTCTTTGGTATAGGTTTTGATTAAGTATTCCAATAAAGCTACTGGCTTTTGTGTTGAATGATATTTTTTACCTAAACTGTCAAACTTTAAAACACTACTTGGATAATTAGTAAAATGTTGAATATAATTGTCTAATTTTAATTTAGACCAATTTTTTCCAATATTACCTCTTTTATTAATTTTGTTATAAATTTTTAAATTTTGTGGATTGTAATTACTTTGTGTTTTTGAAAATATTGATACTATTTCATGTTGTTTTAATGGTCTTTTATTGGCTAATTGAAAACCAGTTTTAATACTTTTAAACCAAATCCAATCGTATTTAAACCATTTAATATTTGATGTTCTTAAACAACTGCTAAATGGCTCACTTCCAAATAAAGCTATGCAACCTTTATTTTTAATAATTCTTTTTAACTCTTTCCACATTAAGTCAAAAGGAATTATACTATCCCACTTACAAGCGGTTGTGCCATAAGGCGGATCGGTTAAAACTAAATCAACGCTTTTACTTTCCAAAGTTGGAAGAACTTTTAAACAATCGTTATTGTAGAGTTTTGTTCTTTTTTGCAAACTCCACTTTTGCAAGTTTTGCCAAAGCCTTTGTTCAATTTCTTCTTGGTTCACTAATGAATAGTTGGTGGCTTCTCTAATGAAGAGTAACTCATTTTAATCTTAGCAAAGATAAATTCAGCAAATTCTTTTACTTCAGCTCGATCCTGAAATCCGTGAAAACTTACAACAAGACTTTCATTCGAACCCATGGAAATTGCTTCTATGTCTTTAAACTTTTCTCTTATATCCATAACCTTTATCTCTGTTGCACCATCTTTTATTCCAAGACCAGCTATGAAGTTTGGCACTCGAAGTTTCGATCATGCTTAATATAAAATCTATTGCTTTGTTCATTTGTGTGTGTGGTGGTCCGATAGTTAACGTATTAGCCTCTGGCGACCACTTTTTGGGGTATGGTACCTCTGTAAAAAAATAATATTTTCCGCCAGCTTTTAACGATAATTGATAAACCATCAACTACTCTACCTACTTACTCAACATTTATTTAAGCAAGCGGTGAATGCTTGGTGAATTATTAGATTATCCTAACTCCATGACGCGAGAACTCTGTTTGTTTGTGTTCATGCTACCGAACTATTAACACTCTTCATCTCTTTCTCATCTGGTGTTTTCCAACTGATTTCTATTCTTGTATCTTGAAGGATCTGTTGTTTATCACCATAGACAGGAATAAGTTTAGAAGCCATCCATCGTGCCATGTTGGCTTTCTCACGAACTACATGAATATTAGAATTGTCAGCTGTGTCCAAAGCTTCAATAGCCTGGTCGATGTAGGATTGTGCGCCACATCTTCGTGCTTGAACCAAATCTTTAGCAAAGTCAGGAAGCTTGGCAATCCAAGAATAAACCTTGGAAAGACTAGGCATATCCTCATCCTTACATACTTTAGATAAAGGAGTACCAGACATAACTGATTTAAGCAGTTTGTGTTTCAGTGTTGTTGTTAATTGAATTTCTTTTGTCATTATAGTTTTTAATATTTTGCGCAGACTTGAGTTTACCAGCTTTACTAGTTGGTCCTGTGGATTTACCAGCATGATTTTTACACCTGATATTTCCATTCTTGCAAACTATACCCACACCATTACATTGAACTGTGTAATTAGATTGTCTTGTCTTACTTTGACATTGTAATTTATATTTCATGTCTTTGCTCTAGTTGATGGAAAAGAAAAAAAGAGAAAAAAGAATAAACTTTAGAACAGAATAATTCTATTGCGAACCTTCCTACAATATATGATTTTACAGCTCTTCTCTTATTTGTCTAGGCTAGGATAGTAATATGTGTTGAATAAAAAATATTTATTTGAGGATATTTCAATTTAATAACGATTCTGTCTTATTTGTCTACTCTAGGATAATAATATGTTTAGAAAAATATATTTTTATTTTATGATATTTAAATTAATTAAAGTTTTTGTCGTATTTGTCAAGGTGCTTACCATTAATCTTAGTAGCCAATCTTGAGAGGACTTTCTCATACATTCTTTTAACAGTTGTTCGGTGTTTGCCAAACATTTTAGATAAGGTTGACCATTTAATTCTGTTAGCTCTCAACCAAAGTATCTTTCGATCAGTTACAGGATCATCCGATATGTCATCTTTAACTTCTAAAAGGAAATCTATTGCCAAATTGTAATGTGTCATTTGTCTTGGTGTTGCTCTTAATTTTAATTTATTATTAACATGATACCCATAATCTTCTATTTCATACGGAGTATAGC